CGTCCCGCTTGGACCGTTCCATGATCTCGTCTCACCTGCTTTGATTCCAGGCCGTGAAGGAAGTGGAGCACGTGATGTTGCAGCCGCGTCAATCCGCCCGCCCGCCGCTCCTTGACGCGCTCGTTCTGCTCCTGGGTGAGGGTGAGCAGTCGCTCTCGCTCCGGGTTCAGTTCCCGGACCTCGGCGGCCGGCCCCACGTCGAAGTGGTACTGCTCAGCCTTGCGCGTCTTGTGGACCACGATGTCACGGCCTTTGCAGGCACGGGCCACGACCAGGTCTTCTCCGAACAATCGCTGGCCGTCATTGGAGATGACCACCGTCACCAGCGCGCTGTTGCCGATCCCCTTGGCCGCGCCCTGAAGCGGGTCTCGACCGCGTTTGATCTCTTCCCAGCGCCAGGCCGCGTACCAGATCGAGACGCTTCCGGTCGGATCGGTTAAGGTAATGAGCGCCCGCTCCCCGGCCCCGGTCTTGGTGCGGACAGGTTGGGCGTCGATCTCGGTGACGCGCCCGAGCATGCGGAAGCAGGAACGGCCGTAGCCGCCTTGCAGTTGCTCCAGCACCCGACCGATAGGGACACAGTTCATCCGCTCGAAGGCGGCCTGCTCGAACTCGTTGTAGACGATCTCGACGAACCAGGGTGCGACCGCGAGCGCGATGTCCAGGTTCACCTGATTCTTGTGCAGTCCGATGGCCTGCAGGTTCTTGGAGAGGGCCGTTGGGCAGCTTTCCAGGAACCGGGTCCAGTCGGAGTACGGCTGTTTCCGCAGTAGGAGCCGGGCCGCCGCCTCTCCCACGCCTTTGATGTTCACGAACCCGCCCAGGATCGTGTTTTCGGCCGGGCTGGAGAAGTTCATTTGGGAACGGTTTGGATCGAGCAGCATCAGGGTCCCGCCGTTTGCTTTGAACTCCCGCAGCAGTTCTCGCTGCTGGCTTTCTTTCCTCTCGTGGTTTACCATGACGCAGGCGAAGGCCGCCGCGAAATGGGTCTTCAGATAGGCGGTCCAGTAGGCCATCAGCCCGTAGGCGGCGCCGTGGGCCTTGTTGAACAGGTAGTTCCCGGCTTTCTGGCACTGGACCCAGAGGTGCTCGGCTTCGGTTTCGTTAATTCCCCGGCCACTCATCCCGTCGAGATACGGCTGATGGTACTGCTCCAGCACCTGGGTTCCGCCCGATTTCGAGATCAGCTTTCTGATCTTGTGGACATCCGGCCAGTCCATACCAGCGACCCGCATCAACTCCATGACCTGCTCCTGGTAGACGATGACCCCGTACGTTTCCCTGAGCACTTCCATGACCGCCGGGTGATAGTCGGGCATCGGCATTCGGCCGTGCTTGCGCTCGATGTATTCATGCGTGCCGCCCGACTGCAACGGGCCGGGACGGCCGAGTGCCGCGAGCGCCACCAGGTCGAAGATGTTCGAGGGCTTCAGGTCTTTCATGATCCGGCCGGTGGTTTGCCCTTTGAACTGGAACAGCCCGGTGTTCCGGCCCTCGGAGAGAATCTGGTAGATCAATACATCGTCGAACGGGAGCCGGTAGACCCAGTCGTGATCGTGCCCTTTCTGCTCCAGCAGTTCGGACACGGCCGCCATCGTCTCGCTGGAGAGCAGATCGATCTTCAGCAGTCCCTGCTGAGCGGCGAAGTTCATATCGCAGGCGACGACTCTCGGAAACTTCTTGCCGCGACTGTCCGGTGGCCGGGCCACGATGCCGACAATTTCCGAGAGGTTGTTGCAGTCTACGACGACTCCTGCCGCGTGAATTGTCTGGTTCCTGATCTGCCCTTCCAGTTGGGCGGCCAGCGCGAGTTTCGGCTGCTGTCTGACGAGCGCCTGCGCCGACTTGCTGTCGTGGATCAACTGCCCTAGCAGCCCCTTGGCCTTGATCCCACCCTCATTGTCGATCTCAGGCAAGAGACCGATCAAGGAGGCCCCGTCACTGTAGGGGATTTCGTGAACGTCGCACAGGTCTTTGATCGACTGCTTCGGCCGGAAGGTCGAGAGTGCCGCGATCTGTGCCGTGTGTTCGGTGCCGTATTTCTCTTCCAGGTAATCGACCACCCGTTCCCGGTACCGGGCGTCGATGTCGAGATCGATGTCCGGCATGTCTTTGCGGGTTTTGTCGATGAATCGTTCGACCGGGCATTTGAAGAAGATGGGGTCGATCTGGGTAATCGAGAGGTACCAGCAGATTAAGGAGCCGCCCGCCGAGCCGCGCGCGATGCACCAGTAGCGCCGTTCCCGGCACCAGCGGACGATGTCGGTCACAACCAGGAAGTAGTTCTCGAAGCCGTGGTACCGGATGATCTCCAGTTCGTAGGCGAGCCGCTCCTCGTACACCTGCCACTCCGGGGTGTCCTCGTCGGGCAGGAGCCCCAGGCCTCGCCGGTACGCCTTGCCGTCCGCGATCCACTGCACGAGGAGGTCGTAAGCCGTCCAGTCCGGTTGACATTCCGGCGCGGACTGGATGTTGTAAATCGGGCCGGTCGAGCGGGGGAGTTCGACCTGGCACATGTCGGCGATCTTGACCGTGTTCGCGCAGGCCGTCTCCAGGACGATCTTGTCCGCCAGCGGCATGACCTCGGCGGCGCGGGCCATGATCTCTTCCCCGGTGCAGTAGTAGTGGTAAGCGGGAATCTTGTACCGCTTCGGATCACTCATCTTCCGGCGCTGACCGATGGTGAAGACGGTATCCTGCGCTTCGGCATGGGCCGGCTCAGGGAAATGACCGTCATCGGTCAAGACCATCGGGATGTTCAACTCTTGGGCGATCCGGTACAGGGTGTTGCAGTGATCGTAGGAGGAGACGCCGAATACCTCGTTCGTGCGCGGGTTGACCGTCTTCTCCAAGCCCGGACAGGGCACCAGTTCCACGTAGAACTGCTCGATCTTTTCTTTCAGTGTTGCGCAACAATCGTAAGCCGATTCAGCGTCTCCTTCCTGGATCATCCGGGAGATGAGACCGCCGATGCAGCCGGTCATTACTACGAGCCCTTCCTGATGCTGGATCAAGCATTTCCAGTCGATCCGGGGCTTGCTGTAGAAACCTTCCGCGTAGGAGAGATAGTACATCTGCAACAGGTTCTTGTACCCTTGCTGGTTGTAAGCCAGTACCGTTAGATGCGCCTGCTTATTGTCCTTGGTCGCCTGCTCCTTCTTGTTCGAGGAGACGGCACCCTTCTGGCTCATGATGTTGCAGTGGTAGAACTCCACTCCGAGTATCGCTTTAAGGCCAGCCTTTTGCATGGCGCAGTAAAAAGGAGCATGCGAAAAAATTGAACCATGATCGGTGATTGCACAAGCCGGTTGTTGAATGGCTTTCAATCGAGAAACAATCTGCTCGGGTGTGCCGTACCCGTCCAGAAGCGAAAACATTGAGTGTCGATGAAGCCCAATATAGCTAATCCGATCCGTTTTTTCTTCCATTACGTTTTCGTTCCTGGTAGCGACGTTGCCGAAGTCTCGCGAGCATGAGGTATCTTTCCTGATTGTTTATTTGCCATCGTTCGTCAGCAGCCTTACGACACGTTTTGCATCTTCTGCTTCCATAAACTTCGATATGCAGGTTATCTCCAGTCAGAGAATGCCCATTTTTACAGTGTGTGACTCGTTTTTCCTCCGACAATTTCTTTCCCGTTTTCGAAGCGCGCATCTTCTCAATTGATTCCGGTTTGATGATGCGCCCTTTGTTGGATTCACTTATTCGTTGCCGTGTCGTTGCGCTGTGCGTGTAACCTGCTCGCGACTTGGTTCGTCGTTCAATTTCCTCCGGTGAAAGTCTTCGCCCCGCTGAACCGTCGCCGCCATCCGTTAGATTGGTTAACCTAGCACCGTTCGAGCGGTATCGTTCAATCCAGTGTTCCTCACGGTCACGGTTCGTTGTCTCTTCGAGGATCAGTAACTTTGGTATCCGGCCATCTCTCAGTAAGGACCGTATCCATTTACAGCGATAGGTCGCGCCACCTTTTTCTGCGTAGCGAATGTGGTCGCGTAGTCGATACTTGGCAGGACCCTTTGTGACCCCGATATATCTAACTTCGCCTGTGTCCGGTTCTGTAAGTGCATAGATTGTGTTCATGCTTCACTGTTTTCTACCCCATTAATCGCTACCTTCTCTGCAGGGGCAAGTAAGGGATGTCAGGCATTCGTCTTCTCCCTTGCCTCCCGATACAGCAGCCGCTCAATCAACGTGGCGAACGCTTTGGTCTTGGTCGCCGAGTCCGAACTGCTGCCGTGGACCAGGCAGTTGTTGGACAGGAGGCAACTCCAGAGCATCTGCGCCGCGAGCCGGTCACCCAGCAGTTCATCCAGGTGGGTGCGTGTCAGCCGGTTGTGAGTGATGAAGTGGCGGCAGATAACGTCACGCGGCACGGTCTGACAGGCGGCAATAGCCGCGATCACGGCGTTCTCGTTCGGGATCGTCTGCCGCGCATACTCGACCTGCGAGTATTGATCGTAGCCCATCGCCAGGTCGTCATAACACCGCTCCAGGTGGGCGATGGCATACTGAACATGGCCGATCCCGACATGGAGCACCATCTTGCCGTCCACCTCCCGGAAGTTCCCACATAACGCCGCAATCGGCACCGAGAGCTTGGCCAGCTTGTCGAACGCGCGCCCCTTCTCCATCAGCGGGATGCTCTCGTGGTACTTCGCGGTCAGCCGGATCGTCTCTTTCTGGAGCAGTTTCTGGGCGCCCTCAGTGAACGAGACCTGGTCCCGCTGCAGGCTCCAGACGAGAATCGCCAGGTTGTTGAAATGCCGGCGCACGCCGGGTCGCTCATTTCGCTCCCGAAGCTGGGTGATGACTTCCACTGAGGTCGACTCGGAGGCGACGGCAATCGACTTCGTGAACCGGGCGATGTCCTGGCGGCTGCGGATGACGCCTTCAATCGCGCGGCAGGCGCCGTTGTAGCTGGCGATCGTACGGCCATCCTCGGGATTCGTAATCCAGACCATGCGGACCATCGCAGGCGTCTTGGCGTTATGAATCTTGGTGATCTCGGCGCGGCCCGAGGAGCGCAGCGCGGTCAACTGGCTGGTGATGTCCCGGTTCTTCCGCTGCATCTCGTCGATTTCGTCGAGCACGACGAAGCCCCGGTGGTTGCGAGGCAGAGCGCCCCACTTGGTAATGGGCACCTTGTCGATGAACTCGATCCCGCCGATGAGTCCCGCGAGCGAGACGTTCTCGGCCGAGATGAACTCCCCGACATCGATCATCTGCATCATCCGGCGCGCGAGAGTGGACTTGGCCATTCCGGTATCGCCGATGATGAGCGTTTCCACCCAGCCGTTTTCGATCTGCCGGTTCCCGCAGGAGAACTCCAGCGCCGAGAAGATCGTGTCGAGCACCACCTGCTGCAAGTCGTGCTGGCCCCAGATACCGGTGTCCTGCTCGATGTAGGTGTGGAGCTTGGACAGGTGATCGGCGACCTGCTCGCCCTGACCGGGCTGGAACCATTCGATGGCATCGAGCACCTCCTCGTTCAGGATAAAGTTATCGAGCGCGTTGCGGGCCGGCTCTGCCCGGTGCAGGTTCAAGATCATCTCCTGACTTTTCGGATCGGCCTGGACTGAGCCCCAGAACCAGTAGTCGTGGTTGTCGCCAATCGGTTCCCCGTGGTAGTACGCCTTCCGGATACCGTTGTAATCCTCGCGCATCTGGGAAAGCTCGACCGGGGGCGAGATAAGCAAGTGCTGGATCGATTGCCGCTTCGCGGTGTGCAGTCGCACGACTTCACACCGCTTGTAGACCCCGAGTATTCGACGAACCGCCTGGTTCTGCTGCTCCTCCGAGACCCGGAACATCTGGAGTGCTTTTTCCGAGCGATAGTTGATCGGCAGCCGCCACGGCTTCTCCTCGACGTTCATCTCGTAGATCGAGCAGTGCTCACACAGCTTTTTCTGGTTCCGGGGACAGTCCACTACCAACTCAGTGGGGACCTGATAGCTCGTGAGCCCGTGGCTCTTTCCCATGGCGTGACCGAGAAACTTCACCTGCTGCCCGAACAACTGGACCGTGTCCAGGTCTTTGAACGAGACCTCCTGGACCTCTTCCGTCTCGCTCCAGTCCTCGGTCATCCGGGCACCGGGCGGCGCCTAGACCTTGACCGCCTGCTCGACCAATGCTACCCAATCATCCAGTGTATGTCCCAGGTTGACCCAGTCCGAGAAGTCGCCGTTCGCCGGCAATCCTTCGGAAGGCAACGTGACAATGTAAACAGCCTCGGCTGAGAGCGCCAGCTTCTGGGCGGCCCGCTCGGCGCCCTTCTTGCCGGCCTCATCGATGTCGAAGCAGAGATAGACCGTCTTACCCTTGAACAGTTCGTGGCTATTGTCCGGCACCTTTCCGGCCCCGCCCGTGAAGGCGAAGGCGCTGTGGATGCCGAACTCCCAGGCCCGCATCGCGTCCTTCTCCCCTTCGAGACCGACCAGGATTTCATACTGACTCTGGTGCTCGATAGGGAAGAACCGGACAGCGCCGTGGCCCGGAGCCCAGTGGAGCATCTTGGCGCGTTCGTCGTTCCGGTTGTACAGGCGCACGTCCACCCACTCCCCGTTCTCCCCCTTGATGGGGATGGTCAGGCGTGACGGGTTCGGATCACGGCGCATGTAACCGATCTGAAAATGCTTCATCGTGCTGGCCTTCAGGCCCAGCATCTCGCAACAGACTTGCAGCACTTTCGGCCGGGAGAACAGGAAATCGTGATGCTGCTGTACGATCGCATCACTGATCTCCCCGATGATCCCCAACTCCAGCGCGAGCTTGCGGATTGCCTCCCCATTGCTCGCGATCCCGTGATGGATGCGATACAGGTCGATCACGTCCCCTTCCGCGTTACAGTTGGAACTCTGGCATTTCCAGAGACCGGTGTGAACATTGAAGGAGGCCGAGGAGGTATGGGTGTTATCATGGGAGATACAGAAGAAGCGCGCCTCCCCGGAATCGGAAACCGTCTCGATCCGGGCATAACGGCCCAGCCACTTTTCATAACCGTCCGTTTTCTGAATTTTCTCCTTACACAGTTGCCCCAGCCGTGCCATGTTCGCTCTCCCTGTCCTGCTCTTGTTGTTTGATTGTGATAGCCTGCTTGTACGCCAGGTTCACCTCGACCATCCGTTTATGGTCACCCCCGACATCCGGATGGTGAATTTTGCTCAAAATTCGGTAAGCGGCCTTGACCAGGTCCAGCGGCGCATCCTCGGTCAGGTGAAGCTGCTCCCAGCAGGTTTTCGTCTTGGCCCCGGTGCCTTTGAAAGGATTGCGCTTCCAATCATCCCATTCCTGGCTCGGATCACGTCGTTTCTGCTGCTGATCCTTCTGAGTGCGCTCTCGACCGTGATGACCCTTCGTGCCAAGATCGTTGTTGACGGCAGAGTCCAGGAACCGGCAAGCATCTTTGAACCAATCAATATCGACGTACCAGACCTTGTCCCCACCGTCCCACTTGCGGAAGTTCGAGGGCACCTGCTTGATCGCCTGAACCAAGTCCGGGTCATATTCGAACCAGATGTGACAGCCTTTACCGTCATGAGTGACCGCGTATTCATAATAGGCCATGAGTGTAAAACGGATCGGGAAGGCTCGTCGCCTGAGCCTTCCCGATCCGCGCCTCCTTTTAGGTTTAGCTTACTTTCCAGGGGGCTTTGCCGCCGGCCTGTCCCGCTGCGGCTGCCGCGCGCGGGCGCGGCCTCGGGGCCACGACTTCTTCGACCGGCTCCGGATCGTCCAGAGGCTCCAGTTCATCCTCCGGAAGCTCCTCCTCGTTCACTTCCAGGTCGTCCTCCGGATCGTCGTCCTCGGTCTCGACGACCGGCACGGCCACCGTCTCGTGGTTGTCTTCCACGCTGCCGAAGTATGAGTCATCAGGAAGCGGGTACTTGCTGATCGGCTCGTAGCCCGCGAAGTCGATGATCGAGCGGTCCCGCTCCTGGTTCTTATAGGTGCTGGTCTCGGTCTTGACATCTGCCCAGACGAACGCTTCCATGAAGTCGATGGGCTTACCGGAGAACTGGTCCTTGTCGTCGTCCCAGAGCCCGACGGCTTTCGCGAACACCTTGAACCGGGTGACGCCCTTGCCCTTCGCCATCAGGCGATCCGTAATCGTTTCACCGATGAACTGGGGATCGTCGCAGGAGATCACCTTGAAGGTCAATTCCAGGTACGGGATTTTGGCCTTGGCCTGCTGCGTCTTCTCGTCGATCCCGCCCTTCGACTCCTTCATGATCAGGTCCACGACCTGCAGGGCGTACTTGCCGGGGGTAAAGAGGACGTAGCCGCCACCACCCTCGCTGCCGTCTACGGTAAAGTCGTCGTTGAGCCCGATGCTGCCACCTCCGTTGCCGGACGGGGATTTGCGCTGCAGGCGCTCAAGCTCGGCTACTTCGTCGTCGATTTCTTGCTTTGCCATGATCTGTTGTTTATCTCCGTGTGTGGGTTGGGTTGGTTACGGTTTGAGACACTTCTGGATCAGCTTGGTGATGTGCGGCTCCTCCCAGTCGCCGAGACGGGACGAGCGGCACTTCGCGTTCACTTCGACCGCCCCAAGCTGAGGACGGAGGCGAAGTTTGCGGATGACTTTGACGACATCCTTGTTTTGCGGGTCCGGCTTTTCGAGCATCGTGTACCGGGCCATCGTGTCCACATAACCCGGCAACTCCTCTTCGATCCGGCCCGAGAGAGCCGGCCCGATCCCGTTCTCCGTGCTTCGCTCGTGCGCCAGGAAGATGGTGTGGATCGGCAGGTTTCGCAGTTGGCGGACGATGGCCTGCATCTGCATCAGGATGAGGTTCCAGTCCTGCAACTGCGGGAGAACGCGGTCGGCCTGCTTCAGGATGTCGTTCATCAACACCCGCTGAAGCTCGGTCAGGTTGTCCACGACTACGGTTCCCCACCAGTTCGGATCGGCTTTGCACTCATTGCCGACTTTCTGGATCAGATTGACCATGTCCGCGAACGACTTGATCGGCTCGAAGAACAGGTCATCCAGGTTGATGCCGAGTTCTTTGATGAGGGTCGGGTCCGGGTTCTGAAGGGCCAGGAGGCCCTGATCGCAGTCAGCGAACAGGATCGGGCCTGGGGCGGTCGCGGCACAGGTCGTTTTCCCTGCGCCGGGACGTCCGTAGATGATTGCGTTGAAACGGAACTGCGATACATCCGAGACACGCCGGGGACGCTGAAACCGTGCCACCGGCTGCCTGGGGGCAGCGGCTGCCATCTTTCCTCCTTGTTATCGTATCGGAGTTTAAGGGCTTGGTTGGAGTGGGTTTGGGTTAGGGCTTGGGTTGGGCTTGAGTAGTCTCAGTGTATCCCGAGCAACCGTGTTTGTCAAAGACGTTCGGAGACTATTTTGAAACCACTTATCCGTTCCCGAAACCCTGGACCAGGAGCATTTCGGAGAGGTCTTGTTTCCGCTGGAGAGCGGTCAGAATCTCGTGATCCACCGTCGTCTTCTGCCGGCTTCCCTTCTTGTCCGTCTTCGGCAGATAGGTCACCAGGTCGATGATCTGGTACGGCCGGGTCCGGCCCATGCGGTGACCCCGGTCCACGGATTGGCTACGTTCCAGGAAACTGAACGTCAGCGAATGGTAGATCATCACATCGGCAGCCGGGAGATCGAGCCCGTAGGCCCCGGCCTGTATCTGACAGATCAGCACGCGCAGCGGGTTCTCCCGGTCGTTCAGGCTCACGCGCAGGTGCTCCCGGTGCTCGTTCTTGACGCCTCCCTGGATGATTCCGAAGTCACGGTCCTCGACCAGCCCTGCCTCCATCAGCGCATCCCGGATGGCCTCAATCTCCGGTCGGAACCGACACCAGACCACGATTTGCTGGTCAGTGTCGGCGAGCGCGTACCGGACGTAATTCACGAGCCAATCGGTCTTGGCCGACTTGATCCGCTCACAGATGGCCCGCTCGCCGATCTCCTTCTGGACCGGGAACAAGCCCGAGGTCACCTGCTGCAAACGGGTGATCTGCACCAGTGCGTTGGCGACCGAAAGCTCCTGAACGGTGCCGTCCTCATTGGTTCGCGCCGCGTACATTTCTTCTTCGATCTGTCGATAAAGCTCGGCCTGTTCGATAGATAGGGCGATATCCACCTGCTGGTAGCTCTTCTCGGGCATGTCCGTGATCGTCGCCTTGGTCACCCGGTAGGCACACGAATACATCCGCGCGATAAAGCTCCCGATCTGAAGCGGATTGAAGCCGGTGAAGTCGTTTCCGGAGAACCCTCCCAGGAGGAAGTACTGCCGCATGAAGTTCCAGTAGCTGGTGCCGAACACCCTGTCGTCGATGAACCGATAAAGACTCCACAGGTCCCCCGGATGGTTGCCGAGCGGGGTCCCGGTCATCGGGACCCGATACTCGGCGTGATCGGCCAGCTTGAACGCCGCTTTCGAAACCTGCGCGGTGCGCTCTTTGATCGTGGTCGCCTCATCGGCGATAACCGCTTTCCAGTAGAACTTGCAGAGCGGCTTGATGAGCCTGGCCAGCGCCTCCCAATTCAAGATGAACACGGTCGGCCGTTCATCGAACTGTCCGGGCTCGCCGTCGTACTGCCCTTTCTCACAGTGCCGTTCGAGGATGTCACGGCGTTCGGTCAAAGGGAGATCGATCAACATGACGACATTGGCTTCCGGCCAGATCGCTTCGATAGCCGCCTTCCACTGCAAGGAGGTGCCCTTCTTGCAGAGGACGAGGAAATTACTGCGGGTATCGAGCCAGCGCATCACGTCGTTGGCCCAGCGCGTCTTGCCACATCCCATCTCGGAGTACTGGCCGAAGCCGCCGAATTTGCGCTGCCGGAAGGTCTCGACCGCCCAGCAGAACGCATCGGTTTGATGCTTGTAGGGAGCGGGTTGACCGAAGGGTGTCTCCGGGTAAGCGGTCGCCCACTCCTTGGGAGACGCGAGCATCTCATCCCGAATGGCAATGTACTCGTCCGTTGCCTCGTCGATCCGGCCGACCGTCTCGGTAACCAGGATGTTCGTTTTCGAGAGGGGATAGGCGAGGCAGTCGTAGGTTTGCCAGCGCATCGCGCCAGGGAGATGGGAGAGCATCCCCAGCGGCTTTTCCCGGCCGGCGAAGCAGATCATCCGCTGACCCAGCGCATCCGGCGCGATCCCCACTTTGTTCATTTCTGAAAGGCCGATCTCTTTGGGTCCGGTGGGAGCATTGATCCGCACCCGGCCCCCGGACCAGCTTTCTTTCTTGGGTCCTTCGACAATCAACAAGTCATCAATCATGGGTTCTTGAGGAATTCAGCGGCCTGGTACAGATCAGGGCTGCTCGCCATCTGCTGGCTGGCAACCTCGCGCAGTTTGCGAAGACTGCGTATCTGGGTGTGACGGACACCCTCGCGCGACATGTGGAAAACATCAGCGCATTCTTTCAAGGTCCAAACCCGGCCATCCCGGATGCCGTAACGGCACTCGATAATGGCCCGTTCGCGCGGCTGCAGGCTGCTCAACAACTGCTCGATGGATTTGATTCCCACCTTTTGCATGAACAGGACTGCCGGATCGACTGCCTCCTCATCGGCGACCTTGTCGCGCAGCGGCTCGTCCTGATCTTCGTTCGAGATCAGGGCATCCAGCGACAGCGGTTCACTCGGGTAATGGATCAGCGCCTGAACGATGCTCCGGGAAAGAGAGGTCGCCGCGACAAGCTCTTCTGCGGTCGGGGCGCGGCCCAACTGAAGGGAGAGTTTCTTCTCATATTGGCGCACCTTTTTCTCGGCGTTGCAGCCGTAGGTCGGCAGCCGAATGATCCGGTCAGTTTTTTCGATGGCCCGAACGATGGCCTGCCTGATCCAATAGGTGGCATAGGTGGAAAAGCGAAAGCCGCGCGTCACATCGAACTTCTTGATCGCCTCCAACAGCCCGATGATCCCTTCCTGAACGATGTCCTCGTATGTCATGCTGCGGGCGTTGTACCGCCGCGCGACCGACATGACCAGGCGAATGTTGGCCTCCATCATCTCCTGTCGCGCGGCTTCGTCACCGCGCTTGGCGCGGGTACAGAGATCGATCTCTTCAGCGGCGCTCAAGATGCGTTTCAGGCATGGATAACTGGTAGAAATCGAATGCGCATTCCGCTCAACGGGCGCGGTTTTATCCGGTTCTTCCGTACCGTCAAACTCCTCAACGTCGTTCATGGGGCTACCCCCTCGGTGGCGGAAGGATCACATTTTCCAGAACGGCCTCGACCTGGGTCATCCGGCGGACCCTGTTGACGGTCTCGCGCAGATAATCCGCGTTCAGATCGAAGCCGAAGTAGTTGAGGCCATAGTGAGCCGCGACCACAGCCGTGGCTCCCAGGCCGTTGAATGGATCGCAAAGCGTGAACCCGTCCCGCAGTCCTTCGGGCGGCAGCCCGTGCAGTTTCACGCACCATTCCACCAGGTCTTCGGGGAAGGTGCAGGGATGTAGCCCTTTCGCTTGACGAGTCTGATATGGGATGAGCCAATTGTTACCGCGACAATGCAGGCCATGTTCTTGCGCTGAAGCCCAGCGGCGCCGATTGGACGGATCGGTGTGTGGCACGCCAACGGCCATGCGGTTCAAAGGAACCTGACCATCGCGGGTAAAGTGGAAGATGTACTCGTGACAATCGTTCACGAAGCGCGGCGAGTTCAGCGGTTTGAACTGGCCGACCGTCTCTTCGCGAACCGTAATCGACTTAATCCAGTGTAGCTCATTTTGAAGGACGAGTTCCGGTCGAAAAACGTTCGCCACATCATGGGGAATCCACGGATCGGTCGGCTTGCCGCTGATATTCAAAAACAACGAGCCTTTCGGTTTGAGCCGGGTCCGGATCGCGACCGCGAGCGTGGCCATCTGCAAGAGATATTCGAGACGTGGCTGATCGTCTTTGAACTCCCCGTAGTTGGTGCCGATGTTGTAATGGGGGGAGGTCACGATCACGTCGAGCGAATCCGGTTCCAGCCGCATGAGTTCTTCAATCGCATCGCCGCGCCGCAGGGTAATCGTTGCCGTTTCAGTTTCACTCATTGATTGTCTCCCTGCCGCAGTTCGAACGGCTCTTCGTCATCAGTCTTGATCCGGCACAGTTCGGTCTGCAAGATGTCGAAATCACCTTCCCCGAGCAACCGGGCCATCTGAAAGGTCTGCTCCGAAGCGGCGAGCAGCCCCACAAACCGGTCGAGGTCCAGGTTCCAGTACCGGCAGCGGCTCACCAGTCGCTCCAGACGCCCGAGGTAGGCCCCGAATAGCCGGGCGCGCTCTTGATCGCGCTGACGGCCTTCCTGGCCCGTCAGCAGGGCATCGTAGCGACTCTGGTTGAGCATTCCGCGCGAGAAGTGGATGATCCGCTGGACCTTGTCCGCTCGAACGAAAGTCCCCTCCCGCTCATAGTCGTTCCACGGTTTTTGCGGGCCGGGAATGTACAGTTGCTCGGACGGTCGCCACCGTTTGCAGCGCACATAGTTTTGACCCAGATCGGGAACCCCTGCGGGCAAGACGTAATAGAGAATCTCCTGATAATAGTCCAGGACGCCTAAAACCGAGCCGACGGCGTAGACGCAGGATGGAACTTCCATGAATTGACCAAAGCCGGCTCGCCGCTTCGCCTCGGTGTTCCGTTTCATCTAAGGCGCGACCATCGGCATCAGAATAGCGTAGTAGGCCCCGGAGTCCGGACTGAAGATCAGGGGGCGCAGGTCACTGGTGTAGTGCAGGTTGACGCGGGCGCCGTTGAAGCTGTTCAGGATGCCGGCGACTTGCCGCGCGTGCAGCCAGAGACTCTGCTCGGTTTCCGGGAGATCGTTCTCGCACGGAAGCTCCTCGTGGGCATCACCCACACCCTTGGCCTCCGTCCAGAAGCGCATCGCGTTCCCGTCGATCTCCAGGCGGAACCGGTGCATGTCCTCCTTGGCCAAGACGTCGATTCGCTTGACCGTCTCCAGGAGCATCTCCCGGTTCACGCTCACGTTCGAGATCGGCTCGCGAGGGATCACCTTCTGATAGTCCGGCGCGCGCCCGCTGTTCAGGCGGCTCTTGATCGTGTAGAACGGGGTCCGAAATTCGATCTGGCCCTCGTCTACCACAATCTCGATCTCCTCGTCCTCATCCTTGGCGAGAAAGTTCTGGATTTCGGTCACGCTGCGCCGGGGAATGGTGCAGGCGAACTCGGGCAGATCGTCGCCCACCAACTGCACCGGGTAGACCGCAAGCTGGTGGGTGTCAGTCGCTGCCATCTCCACCTTCCCTTCACAGAGAGTGAAGCGCGCCCCGTTCAGGCCGGGCCGGTTGGCGTCGTTCCCCATCGCGAACTCGACCTTCTCCAGCATGTCCCGGAGGAGCGACTGCGAAAGGATGACGCCGACCTTGTCATCGGTCGCGGGGAGCGTGGGCATCGGATCGGGGTAAGCGGTAAGCCGGAAATGGGAGCGGCCCGACTTCAGATGCGCGATGTCGTCCACCACCTTCAGGGTGACGTCGGCCCCGCTGAAGGCCGAGATTACTTCCATGAACCGCTTCGCCGGCAGGATCACCTCGCCCGTCGCCTCGACATGGCAGCCCAGCGCGCACTTGATCTCCAGTTCGTAGTCGGTCGCGGTCAGTTCGATCCCGATTTCCCCGGTCACGACCCGGATACACTCCAGCGCCGTGACGCTGGCGTTCTTCTTGACGCCTCTGCTCGTAAGCGCCAAGAGTTCTTTTAGATGCTTTGTAGGACAGGTGACCTTCATTTAGTGTCCGATCCTTCTCTGGCTCGGTGATGATACACCTGACGCACCCATTCCAGGAAATCATCCAAAGACCTGTCGAGTTTCGCTTTATTGCAAGGACCACAGCATGACACTGCGTTCTCTTTCGTGTAACCTTGCTTGTTGTCAACTCGATCAATACCATTCCATCGACATCCGCCATTGACGTCCGGTCGTCGCCATTCATGTTTCGGAGAGCAACCACAATAGAAACACGGCTGACTTATAAGAACGATGGTCTCTTCGCGTGTCAAACCCCACGGAATCCCTCGGGTTTTTGCTCGGTACTGAAGCTGATAAGCAACGTTATTTATCGCTGCAAGACCTTTAGGGCGCCGCCATCGTTGACTTGAAAATTCTCGGCGATAACAACCACAGCTAGTAGTGTCCCCTCGGCTCAAGTTATTTGCACGAACCTTTGTTTCTGTGCCGCAATCACAAATGCAGAGCCAGACAGGATGGTTGTACCGGTTTTCAGCCCGGTATAGGACCGTCAGTCGTCCATACCGTCGGCCCGTCTTGTCATCAAGTTTCGCACCCATATTCTGCCCATCATTCCTCCGGCTCCTTTGGACCATTGGCGGCACAGAGACGGTTAGCGGCCTCAAGGAGTGGCTTGCAGTGTGAACAGGCGTTTTTACCGCTGCCAGCGATCATGACGCCTGAGTGGTACCGCTCAGCTCGATCCTTGAACGGGGTTCCGCATGCTTCACACGCTCCGAACGGCTGAGTGTCGTTCATGGCTCCTCCTTGCGTTTGTATTCCTGGTACAGCTTCTCGGCGATCACATCCAGGAGCCGGATGGCTTCCAGAAGCGCCAGTCCCATGCTCGTGTACGGGTAGCCTTCAGAGCGCGGCTCCCAGGCTTGTCGCGGCGCCGGGCTTTCCAGGCGCTGGGTGCAGTTCTTCAAAATGTTGATGACCTGCTGCCGGTTTTCATCCGGGGTGCCGGAAACATGCATCTGGAACCGCTTCCGAGCGCGGTTGTCCCAGTCCGGTTCCCGTACCGGCGGCGGTTTTACCGTAGGTTTGCGAACCGAGCGTCTGGCGACCTCGGCTTTGAAGTCGATGAACAGTTCATCATTCTTGTCCATCTGGGGTCCTGACAAAAAATGGGCAGACCGGCTTTTAGACCGGCCTGCCCCAGGTGGTCTTCGCTATGTCTCGTTCTCTGCAGGTTGCAGACATCAGGTAAGGGGCTCGAACCCTCGCGTCCTCAAGACGGTCCCGTTCCTGGGAATGGCGAAGCCGGCAGCCCAGACCACTTCCTTCCTTATCGCAGTTCGAAGAGAAGCGATCCGGGACTGCCGGCTTTGAGGTGCTTTTAACTGGAACTGCATGCTACACGGGAGGTCCCTCCGCAGTCGCCTCTGGCGGGGCACAAAGGGTTCCAGAAACAGTCGGGTTGCCAGGCCGCCTGTGTCCTCTATGGTAATGGCGTTGGTAAGTTCAAAGCCGCGAGGGTTATAGGGTCTCGCGGCTCGCCTCATCTGACGGGTAACGCCGATTCCGTCAGAAACCTGAAAGTGGGGGCGCCTAGTAGGCTGACTTGAAGTTGTATTTGCAGCCGATCACGTACCGGTTGTCGGCGGTATCGAAGCGGCGCTCGAAATAGGTGTAGGCGACGAGCCCCTGCTTACCGACCGGAACCTCCAGGCCCGTGAACAGCTTGTTCTCTTTGCACCAGGGCAGCCCTTTTCGCAGGTTGATGTTGGCGCCGCCGTAGAGGCCAACCGGGCCGAAGAGCCGGTTCAGGTGCAGTTCACCCTTGACCATCGGGCTATCGTCCTGGGGCCGGTCATCCGTCACCCAGGTCGGAGTTTCGAGGCCGATGTAGCCGGTCGCCATGCGGCTTGCGGCGTGGCTCGTGGCCGGGCAGCAGCCGACGATCACCGTGAGGGCCAGGAGCATCATCAGGAGCAGGACGAATGGCGTTCGCAGTTTCATAAAATCCTCCGTTGCGTTTGACGTTGAGCAGGTGGTCGGCGGGGCAGGGATCGAACCTGCAACCCTCATCGTGTCGGGATGACGCTCTACCGTTGAGCTACCCGCCGAAAGAAGCCCCGCCGTTTCCGGCGGGGCTGGCTCAGGAAGTGAGCAGGATGAGCATAAGTCCAGGGAGTGTTCTGCTTTGAGTGTATCCGTGACAAGCTATTTTGTTAACGTTGCCGCCGCGTTTATTTTTGAGGGCACTCCCGTTTCTGACCGATCAAATCCATGTGTGTCGTGCCGCTGTACCCTTTCCGCCACACGAACAGAGCATGATCGCGCGGGGGTGTCTTTCGGGCGCCGTCCGCGCGCCAGGAGATACGGCGGGAATAGACCGCGTACAGGTAGAGCGGGTGTTCGGCGTACAGGCCGTCGCGACGTTTTGACCCGGTGCAGAACTGAAGCCGCAGCAAGAAGATCAACCAACCTCCATCTCGCAACCGGCGCATGCTTTCCTTCACGAAAGTCTCGGCCTGATTATAGGGAGGGTTTCCCACCACCAGGTCGTAGCCTTGCATGGAATGATCGCCCGGAAACCGGCCGACGATGTATCGATCGTACGCCTCAGGCGTCGGCTGCGGGGTAATCTCGACACCATGGATCACGGCCTCGGGCCAGATTTCCCGCGCGACGGACCCCCACACGCCGGGACCCGCGCCAGGGTCCAGGATGAACGGCGCCCGCGCGGCCCCGTGGCGGTTCATACCCGGTCGCGGCAGCCGCCAGTTTGGCTGCCATTTCATAAACATCGAGTACGCCTGCTCGCACTCCAATCTCGGGGTGATATACCGGTCGTGCTCGGCGCGCTCGGGAAGCTCCTGATCGGGAACATAGGCATCACCGCACAGTTTTGCCATTTAAGGCGTCTCGACTGACACGATCAACTGCACGCGGCGGCATGGCACAGCCAGGAGCGGCGCTTTACGAATGGCGTAGTAGGTCACGTCCTTGAGGTAGTAGAACTTAGCGTCCTGAGCGATCAGTGTCCCTTCGGCCGTGTTTCCTTTGTCCAGGAGCAGACGCACTCGCGTGTCTTTGAAGTAACTGCTGAAAACGTCCTCAAGCACTACTGCTTCGGTCATCTCTGATCCTCCCGCAGGCGATTCCCGCTAGATGGTCTGCCCGATTGTTGTTCTCGTCCTTGTCATGACCTTTGACCCAGTGAATGGTGACGCGGCCGAACTCCTTCATCCGGGTCTTGACCGCCTGGATGAGCGGAATGTTATACTTGGGGTTCCAGTTCAGGGTGAGACAACCGCGACAGTACTGGCTGTCCGTGGTGACGGTTACCCAGAGGTTGGCCCGGTCTTCGAGCTTGCCGAGAGCCTCGAAGATCGCCAGCAGTTCCGCCTGCTGGTTAGTACCCGTGCCCAACGGTTCAGCCCATTCCTGGCGATACCCCTCACATTCCGCAACGATCCCCGCCCCGATATGGTGCAAGACACCTTTATTCGGCATCTTGCGGCAGCCACCGTCCGTCCAGAGGTAGACCCGTCTCATTCCGCAGCCGCTTTCATCTGCCAATAGCGGATACGGGCGCGTGCGATGGCCGCGTAGTGGGGGTCTAGCTCGCAGCCGTAGAAGCCGAAACCCAACGGCACGGCCCCGCAGCCGGTCGAGCCCGAACCCACGAACGGGTCCAGGATGTAGCCGCCGACCGGCGTCACCAGAGTACAGAGCCACGCCATCAGCTTCCGGCTCTTGACCGTGGTGTGATTGTTCTTCACCTGCACGGGGGCGAAGCGGGGGTCCTTTTCGAGGCCGCCCGGATTGACCCGGTGCAAGGTGACCATGGGGAACTCTTCGAGACCAGCTTCCTTTTCGCTGCGGCTTGGTTTAGCCTGGTAACCGAAGCAGGGGAAGTAGCGACTCACCCCTCCCGAATCGCCTTGCGTTTCCGCTCCGGTGAATTCGGGCATCGGTCCCGCGTACCCTTCTCGATTCTTCCGCCGAGTGCCCGCTTTCATCTTACCGCTCTTGCGCGTCCCGACCTGTTCATCCAGCACTTCGTCGGCTCCCTCGGACAAGACCAGATTGGGCGGCCAGCGGTTTTTGTCGCCGCATCGCTCCTGGATTTCCTCGGCACTCATCGCCCGAATACGAAAGGTCGAGTCGCCCTGAAAACCAGCCGAACCATCAGCACCGCTCTTGTGCCAACCGGGAACATCGTGGCTCGCCCGTGAGACGCTACAAGCATCGGTGTTCAGGCCGCCCGTTCCGTGAGACGCAAAGTTCGCGGTGATGCTGCCCTTGACCGGTTTGCGCGCCAGTATCCAGTGCTCGGCCGCCGGCTTCAACGCGGTGCTCCAGCCATCTCCCAACTTCTTGACTTTGGGGCCGCCCTGACCATAGATGTGATGCACGATGTCCCGGATGTCAAAGCCGCTGTTGTCGAGCGCGGTCGCGGTCCAGTAGGAGGTGCGCGGGATCGCCCAGACGAGGGCATGGGACCCTGGTTTCAATACCCGCAAGCATTCCTTGAACCGAGCCTCAGCCCACGCGATCCACTTGTCCCGGTTCCCGTAATCGGTATCCCATTGGTTCCGCTTCCCCATGAACTTAATCCCGGCCGGGGGATCGGTCACCATACTGTCGAAAGCGTTCTCGGGAAGCGTGCGGATGAGATCGAGACAGTCGCCTTCGGCGATCTCCCACTCACTCATCTTGTTTTCCCACGAGTCGCTGTACGACCTCGTAAATCTTGCCCCAGCGGCGCTTCGTTCGCTCTGAAACCACCATCCCGAAAGTGCCCAGATAACCAGCAGCATCCAGGATGTTGTCGTATTTGTGCCTGCGTCCCTCGCGACTGATCTTCAGGAGGACCATCATCATCGGCACATCTTCGGGAGCAAATGCCGCCCCTTCGACCAGAAGCCCCCGCGCTCGTCCCCAGGTGGTCCAGTAGTCGGCCGTGTCGCAGAAGTCGTCGAGAGGATGGCCATAATCCGTGTTGCGGGCGCCGTGGATCAGTGTGTCGGCGTGTTGGAGGAGAAATTCGTAAACGTCATCAGCAGTTATCGGTGCTTCAGCCAACTGCTGCTGTGCGCGAGCATAAGACGGGTTGTGAACGGTCTTCGATTCCTTTTCCTCTTGCCAGCCGGCCATTGTCTCCTCCCCAAGCATGAAGAAGGAGCCGGTCTTTCGACCGGCTCCTGGGTGTTCCACGCTTAGAGTATCCTTCGGAGACGCTTTTGTTAAACGAAACCGACTTTTTTATTCGGTCTCTTCGTCCTCCGTATCATCCGGAGCAAGTGTCTCGCCGTTATTGGCGCGATAGTCTTCGGCGTACTTCTTCAAAGTCGCGCGCATCACGTTCTCTTCGGCGACCGCCGCATTCCAGAGGTCTTCGTCCCGAACCTCGGTGACAGCATCGGTTACCAACTGCGCGAGCAACCGGGGCTCCAGCGCGTCCAACTCCCAGCTACTCTCACCGAACCGTTCGATGTAGCCCACGTACCGGCTGTCGGTGGTCTTGGCCGGGTTCTCCGGGGGATTGTACTCCTCGACCTGATCCATGTTC